CTCGTTGGCACTGTTGTTCATGCATTCGGCTGTTTACACCGACTTGCAGAAACAGCAGCTGATCGAGTTCGTCCAACCGGCAGGCGCCAATATCAACATCCCCACTTACCTGGGTTATCGGGTAGTAGTTGATGACGCGTTAAAGCCAACTGCCGAGGGCACTTACACCACGTACATGCTGGCAACTGGCTCATTTGGCCGCAATGCAGGCACACCAGCATCCTTGACCACGTTTGAAACTGATCGCGATGCAGCAGCCGGCACCAACAAGATTTACACTCGCCGGGCTTTCGTACTGCATCCTTATGGGATTAAGTGGACCGATGCAGACCGGGAAGTTGGCAATCTGACGGCCACTAATGCCGACTTGGCAAAGCCAGCGAATTGGCAAGCCGTATACGACCTGAAGAATATCGGCATCGTCGGCTTGCAGCACACGATTGGTAATAAGACCACTGTGCCGGGAAAATAGACGCATCGTTCACACTCGCCAGTGAGCCTACAGCGGACGGTGCCAAGGTACGTAGGCAAAACAAGCAGTGAGGAGGGACACCATGACGGAACAATTGAAGATTTATAAAAAGGATGGCGACACGCCGCTGTTTTCCGGCACTGACACGGAGGCAGCCATCACTGGTCTGGCACCCGGGACTGTAGTTGCGACAGGTGACTATCGTGGCCGCCTGGAAGATGGCGCTAAAGTCAGCGACTGGGTGGACGTCGATGGCTTCACGGTGCTGTCTAAGCTGGCGACGGCCATTGTGCCTAGTCAGAAGACGGCTGCGTTGAAAGTTGGCGACACCAAGAACGTGACGGCCGCCGCTGATCCAGCGGATGCAACTAACGCCGCCGATGTGGTCAAGGCAATCACTGCCAAGTCCAGTGATGACCAGATTGCCACGGTGACAGCCAATGAAGGCGGTGGCTTCGATATTAAGGCCGTGGCCGTTGGTACTGCCACCATCACACTGACGTCCGGCACTCTGACCGCGACTGTGGCCGTGACCATCACGGCTGCCGCTTAGGTGAGTTAAATGGACACGCCTAAGTTTTTCCGTAAGGTCGAAGTGTTGACGCGGGCCAAGGTATTCTACCCAAAACCAGATGATCAGGACTTGGCCCAATACAATGCAGTAATGGACCTGATCCTGGATAAGGTGATCAACGATGTATGCAACTACACGCACATCCCCATCACTGAGTTGCCGCCTGAGCTGGACCTGGTGCTCATCGGCATGATGGGGACGATCATCAACGAGCGTGCGTTATTAGCGCCCATTGGCACTAACGGTAAAGCGATGGCGAGCGTCTCCGAGGGGGACACGTCTATTACCTTCAGGGACCCTTCCGCTGTTATCTCTACACTGGCTAGTGTCGATACAGTCAATAACAACTATCGGGCCCAGCTCAATAGTTTCCGGCGGGTGATCATGTGATTATCGATGAGTTACAAAGCCACGCTCGGTTTCTGCACATCCTGTACAACGATAAGGTGACCATCACCGGTCAAGTATCCGTTAAAAACGGGTCGGTCACCGAGCAGCAAGATGTAACCATTGCGACGAATATTCCCGGTAAGGTGATCATGAGTGGTCTCAAAGCTGGTGATCAGCAAGAGTTCCTGTCCAATGGATATGACGCCAAACTGCTGATTGACAATGGGATTGAGGTGCCAGCCGGTGCGCATATAACGGTCACGTCCATGAACGGTCAAGTCACTCATTACAAGCGGGCTAGTCGTGGCTATGCCGGTTATGGCAGCCATCAAGAGGTAGCCATGATCCTCGACGAGAAGGCAGGGAAGAAAAATGTCGGATTGGGCAAAGATTGACGATTCCGAGTTCCAGGAATTCGCCAAGAAGGTACACGATGCTGTCCAGGCCAAGGTGATGATTGAATCAATCGAGCGGTCACTGGACTTGGTGGCTCGCTACGCTTTGAAAGAAGTCAAACAGCGGACGCCAGTTGATACTGGTACCGGTCGACGCGGCTGGGATGTCACTGAACCGCATTACACGGGCAGTGCCTTTACGTTCGACATTTACAACAACACCGAGTACATCTCATTTGTTGAGAATGGGCACCGGCAAGTTGTCGGCCGATACGTGCCAGCGATTGGCAAACGGTTGAAGAAGCCATGGGTCGAGGGTGCGTTTATGTGGAAGACCACCGAAGCGGACCTGCGAGCCAACATGGATAAGATTATCGAGCCGGAGACGGAGAAAGCATTGAACCAAATCTTTGGAGGTGATTGACATCGAGGACGTGACAAGATTGATCAGCGACACGTTGGATCAGCATTGGCCAAATATTCCGGTTTACCTGGAAAATCAGGAAGGCGGCTTTTCCGAGCCGTCTTTCTATGTCCATCGAATCCACGTCAATCACACTAAGGATTTCACTGGCTGGCAAAACCGCACGTTCAGCTATCAGGTGGTCTATTTTCCGCCGGGGATTAAACCCCATGAGGAACTAGACGCGATGGCTGAACAGTTGCAATCAAATCTGACCGAGATACCGGGTTATGCCAAGCTCATTAACCAGGACTTGGCCGTGGAGGACGAGCATCTCAGCATGACATTTGATCTCAACATTCGGGCATATCCGAAAGAAAAGGATCCGCCATTTGGCGGGATGAAATATCAAGGAGGCGTGGCCGATGGCCGATGAAAAGGCACAACCACAATTTACGAAGCAAGACTTTCTCAGCTCAACGGAGCTCTCTGGAGCTCAACACGACCTGCTGGAGACAGCGCTGGTCGATGGACGGACCTATACGGCCGATGAAGCTAAGGAAGCAGTCAAGCAACTGAAAGGAGGCCTGTTCTAATGGCAGGTGGAACTTTTATCAAACACGATAAGCGGCGGCCCGGCGCGTACATCAACGTCAAGGCGCCGAATCGCAAGGGCGGTGTCACGGGATCACGTGGCGTCGTCTTTTTTGTAGGCGGGAACGTCCTGGGCTGGGGCCAGAACGGGATCATCACGTTGTCCCCGGACAGTGATTTTAAGCAGTTGCTAGGCGTTGACCTGGACGCGGACCTATTTGGTGTAACGTCTGAGGCAACGGCCGATGGTGCAGTCGTCAAGATTGACGAAAAGAAGAAAGGCGTGCTCACTGCACTGCATGAGACGCTGAAGGGCGCGCTCAAGGTCCTGTATTACAACATCAACACGGGCAAGACGGCCGAGTTCAAGGACGACAAGCTGCCCTGGGACTTCAAGGCACTTTATCCCGGTGAAACTGGTAACCAAATCACGGTGGGTGTGTCACCAAATCCGGCAAAGGCTGGCACGGTGATCGTCACCACGTATTTCGGCACGGAAGCCGTCAATAAACAGACGGTTAAGACTGCCAGCCAGCTTAAGGGCACTGAGTACACTGCAGTTTCCGTGACTGATGCAGCCAAGGCTGACGACGGCAAAGCACTGATCACTGGGTTGACCAATGGCATTACCAGCCCGTTAGCTGGTGGCACCACGGATACAACCAGTGAGGTCGACGCGGACGCCTTGATCAACACCCTGGAGACACAGCAATTCGCCATCTTGACGGCTGCGGGTTACGCCGACGACGCACCGATTCATGCGCTGCTGGCTAATACCGTTAAGCGGCTGCGGGAAGAAGCTGGTCAAAAGGTACAAGCAGTCATCCCAGACACGGTCGGCGCTGACTACGACTATGAAGGCATTATTGTGGTGGCTAATGGGGTAGTGCTCTCTGACGGCACGCAATTGTCCACCACCGAGGCAGCGGGCTATATTGCCGGCGTTGAATCGGCAGTTCCGCTGAATCAGTCACTGACCTATGCGGTTTATCCCAATGCTTCGGACGTGATTGGCCGGTTAAACAACGAAGATACAATCCTTGCGCTCAATGCTGGCAAGCTGCTGTTCACAGTTCGGAACGACGGTACAGTGGTCATTGAACAGGACATCAACTCGTTCCACAATTTCACCCAGGACAAGCGCAGCGATCTGGCCAAGAACCGGGTTATCCGGGTGCTGGACGATATTGCCCAGAACACCAAGGACACGTTCGAAAAGGCGTTTATCGGTAAAATCACCAATAATGGTGCCGGTCGCGACCTGTTCAAGAGCAATCGGGTCGAGTATCTCAACGGCCTGGTGACTAGTGGCGCACTCGGTGCATTTGACGCTGCGGATATCAGCGTGGATCCCGGCGAAGACCTGGATACAGTGGTTGTCAATTTGGCCGTCACTCCGGCTGATGCCATGGAAAAGCTGTATATGACAGTGACCGTTTAAGGAGGAATAAAGCATGGCTGAAATTCATACGATTTCACAATTTCTGGAAGCTCGCGACACAATTTCCTCCAAGGAGGCGATGGTGTTCGCCACGATTAACGGCCAGAACATCCCAATGATCGAGCTTGAAGAATTGAGCGCGAAATGGGAGAAGAACAAGGAAGAAGTGCAGGTGATCGGATCCCGGACCACTAAGAACAAGACCACCAGCATGAAGGGGACTGGCACACTATCCGGTTACTTGATCAATAGTAACTGGATGAAATACGGCACTGACTTCACGAAGGGCGGTGCTGATCTGTATTTCAGCATTTCTGCCACGATTGAAGACACCACTAGCCGCGTGGGCAAGCAAACAATTCTGCTGCAAGACGTGAACCTGGACGACATCCCGTTGCTCAACCTGAACTCTGACGATGGTGTGCTGGACTGGGAGTCTGATTTCACATTCGAGGGCAGCGAGTTGGTGACACCTTTCAATGGCCTTAACGAAGCATAGGAGGATTGACATGACTGAAAACGAACAAGTGGGTATTGACGCTTTCCTTGCCGAAAACGTTGCTGCCACGAAAGAAACCAAGGAAGTAAAATTTCCGCGTTTTAAGCAGCCGTTCGTCGTTGAAGCGGTTGGGGCCGATGTGGCTGAAGACTTGAAGAAACAGGCAACCCGCCGGACGAAGAACAAGGCCGGCGTAATCACTGCACAGACTGACCAAGACCATTACGTGGATCTGTTAGTGGTCAATGCATTGGTTAGTCCTGATGTCAACAACGCCAAGCTGCAAAAGAGCTGGGGTACTCCTGGTAATCCGGTAGCGACCATCAAGAAGATGCTCAAAATCGGTGAGTATACCGACTTGGCACTGGCTGTACAAGAAGTCAGCGGTTTCGATGCTGATGAAGACGTTGATGATCTCCGAGAACAAGTAAAAAACTAGTCAAGGCCGGCTATGGCGTTGAGTTCCAGTATTACTGGTTCGCTATGCGCCAATTCGGCTGGACACCGAAGCAATGGAGTGCGCTCTCCGTCCGGGAGAAAGCCGTCGTGATTGCCGGCATTGATCTCGGACAGGAAGAGGAGAAGAAACAGCAGCGTGAGGCTGAGGCCAAGGCCCGCAGTCACCGTAAACACTAGGAAGGAGGTCGGCCATGGCAACGATTCGCAGCTCTATCGAAATTCAAGACCGGTTTTCCAGTGCATTATCCAAACTAGATAGTGGGCTGGGCAATGCCGGTAAAGGATTTGACTCGCTCAAAGGCAAGCTCGGCGGGAACATCATGGGCGGCCTGAGCAATAGCATTGACGCAGTGACCAGCAAGACTTCCTCCCTTGGCAGTACGTTTAAGTCAATGCTCGGTGCTAATGTGATTGGTAATCATATCAGCAATGCACTTGGTGCAGTTAAGAACGAGATTGGCGGGCTGATTAGTGATCTCGGTGAGGCATCCGCAGTCTGGAAGACGTTTGAAGGCAACATGTCCAACATGGGCAAGGGTCCGGCAGAAATTGCATCTGTTAAAAAGCAGTTGCAAGACTACGCCACGGAGACCATTTACTCAGCGTCTGACATGTCCTCAACGTATTCGCAACTGGCTGCTGTCGGCACCAAGAACACCACTGAGCTGGTTAAAGGCTTCGGCGGCTTGGCTGCTGCTGCTCCAGAACCGGCACAAGCCATGAAGACGTTGAGCCAACAGGCCACGCAAATGGCTGCGTTGCCGACAGTCCAATGGGCTGACTTTAAGTTAATGCTGCAACAAACCCCGGCAGGTATTGCGGCCGTTGCTAAGACGATGGGCAAGACCACATCTCAGTTGGTCCAAAATATCCAGGACGGCAAGGTCAAGACCCAAGATTTCTTCAACGCCATCACGAAGACTGGTACCAGCGGAGCGTTCACAAAAATGGCGACGGAGTACAAGACTGTCGGCCAAGCCATGGATGGTTTACGGGAAGGATTAACTAACAAGCTGCAAGGAGCCTTTGACCGGGCTTCCAAGGTTGGTATTAGCTTTGTCAGCGGCCTGTCCGACCGCATCGCATCGATTAACTTCGACCAGATTGCGGATAATGTCTTCAAGGCGTTCGGTACGGCTAAAAAGTGGGTCACTGATTTCTGGTCCGCGTTGGTGAATACCGGTGCAGTCAAGGCGTTCTCTGATGCCTGGGGCGATGTGTCGGTTGGCTTGGATTTCGTCAAGGCGGCGTTTAATCAGATACCTGATGGCAAGAAACTCAACCCGATCCAGATGGCTGCTGAAGGTGTCGGCAAGGCGATGAAAATTGCGGCCAGTGCTATCAGCGCGTTTGGTAAATGGCTCCAATCCTTGACGCCAGAACAGTTGGTGATGATTAAGGATTTGGCTGGAAAAGCAGTCAAGGCATTTATCGCCTGGAAAGTCGCCAAGAAGACTGTCCTGCCTGTAGTCGGCATCGTGGCCAAGTTGGCGAGTAAGCTGTCGTCTCTTGGCAAAGCCGGCAAAGGTGCGGAGGATGCCGCCACAAAGGTCGGGAGCCTGAAACAAGCTCTTGCCGGTGGTCTCAATTTCGGGATCAAGATGGCGGGCATTGCGCTAGTTGTCGCTAGTCTCGCATTGCTGGCTAAGTCCATGCAGGGTATCGCCAATGCTGGACCGAACGCTGTCGCTAATATGGCGACGTTTGGTGCCGTGGTGGGTGGCTTGGCTGTTGTGCTGGGTCTGATGGGCAGTAAGCTGCAGACCAGTATGGCTGGCATTGCGGTCTTCGGTGCTGCAGTCAGCGTTATGGCATTAGCTATGGCACCACTGGCGGCGACCGGTACACAAGGCGCTATCGCGATGGCGACGTTCGGCGTCGTGATTGCGGGTCTGGTAATCATCTTCTCGGTATTCGGCAGTGCATTGACGGCTGCCATTCCGGCCATGCTGGTGTTTGGCGTCACGATGCTGATGTTAGGCGCTGCTGCGTTGATGGTCGGTGCCGGCATGTTTCTCGCTGGTGCTGGGATCGCATTAATTGCAGTCTCACTGCCTCTGGTGGCTCAATTTGGGCTTTCAGCGGCGCTGGGCTTCCTGGCTCTGGCCGGTTCGCTCATGCTGCTTATGCCAGCGGCGCTCATTGCGTCTGTTGGCCTGATTATGTTGTTTGCGGCCAGCATCGTGGCTTTTGCAGGGCTCGTTATGCTCATGGCTGGCGGACTGCTCGCTATGACTGGACTCATGATGGTGATGATCGGCGGGATGATGGCAATGGTGGGCTTAATGCTCGTCTTTGCAATGTCCATGCTGGCTTTCACCGGATTAATGATGGTCATGATGGGCGGCATGATGGCCATGATGGGCCTGATGATGGTCATGATGGGTGGCATGATGGCGATGGTCGGACTTATCATGGTCTTCACGATGGCGATGATGGCTTTCACAGGGCTCATGATGCTCATGGTTGGCGGCATGATGGCCATGGTTGGTTTAATGATGGTCGGCGTCGGTGCAATGGTTGCGATGGCGGGCTTAATGCTCGTCGGGGTTATGGCTCTCGTAGCGATGGCCGGGATCATTGCTCTGGGTGCTGGTGCAGCGGTCGCTGCTGTTGGCATGGCTCTATTAGGAGCCGCTACGGCATTGGTTGCGAGTAAGGTCCGGAGCATTGCAACGAATGCAGCCGCTGCGGCCGACAGCTTAGAGACAATGGTCGGCGCGGTCTCAGTCGTTAAGGAAGGGCTCAGCGCCATTGGGGATATGGCTTCTAAGGCTATCAACTCATTGGTGAGTGCCTTCCAGGGCGGCACAGGCAACGCGATGGCTGCTGGTCAAGCGTTGGCTAGTGCAATCGGCACCGGGATTCAGGCTGGCAGTGCCAGTGTGATGATGGCTTCATCCATGCTGGTCATGGTAGCCATCAGTCGGATGCGGACAGGAGCTGCTCAGGCATTTTCTGCTGGCTCCATGATTGGCGCTGGCCTGGCCGGTGGCATGATGTCTCAATTGGGTGCGGTGACGGCTGCTGCTGACGCACTGGTTGCGCAAGCGGATAAGGCGGTCCGAGCCAAGGCGGATATCCATTCCCCATCCAAGTTGTTCGGTGAGCTGGGTAAATTCATGTCTCTGGGTGCTGCCCAGGGGATCACGGATAACCTGGCACCGGTGGCGGCGGCTGGGAGTGCTCTTTCTACCGCGGCATACACGGGTGCGAATAGTGGCGGCGTCGGTGTGGGTGGTCCCAGCAGTAATGGGCCATCCTACGCGCCGTCTGGCCTGGGACTGGCTGGCAATAGTAGTACCACGAATAACAATCAATCGGATAGCCGGCAAGTGACGGTTGCTCCAGGGGCCATTGTGGTCAATGCAGCGACAGCACAAGATGGCGAGTCGATTGTGCGGACGATAGAGAATTATCTGCGCGGCCGAGCTGATGCCGGTCTGTCGAGTTAGGAGGTGAGTTTATTGGATCATGTCGGTATTTATCTGACCAACGGAAGTAACAAGACCATCGAACTGCCGGTCACACCGGCGGAGTTGATGGTCAAAGGCGAGGTCGATGGCGATACATCTACCGTATTGGGTC